CAAAGTAAATGCCCGAACTTGGATACCGCCCGGACACAAAAAAGGCGGTGAAACTTTGGAATCACCGCCTTGAAATCTCAATTGAGGATAAACATCCTTGCGTTGGACATACCCACAATCATTGAAGGGCAAACGTATGGCAAGGATGTAGACTTAAATTGTTGCCAAGAAAGAAGATAAACTACCCATGTCTTCGAACTCTTTTATTTCAGATTCACTTTGCTTGAAAACTCTTTTGGAATTACGACCGTCTGTTACAGCCTCCAACATGGATTTTACAAACTTAGACATGTTTACCAAAGAAACATTCTTATTTTCTGCCATCACATTATACAACTCATCTGTGAAGGAACGAGACACAAATATCACTCCAGAGAAATCTAATATAATGTCATCTTTAATGCCATCAATGGCAGACCTTATAATATCCGCATTAGCTCTTGAACGGATATCCGTACTAATTAAATCCGCAATTTTCAACATTGTGTTCATATATTCATTTTTTATCGAGTGTATTTATTATAGTCAAAGTCCAATGGGACCTTTACTGGAATTCTCATTAGAATTATTGTTCCATCCCAATAGCATCTCTTTGGATGAAGATATGCCGTATCCTCTATTTTCTGCATTAGGCAAGTTCTTTGTAGACTTTCCCTCATTTGCCAACCTTAACGCTTCTGCATCATTCCCGTTAATCTCGTCCAGAAATTTTCGGGCCTTTACATAACTTCCCAACACGGTTATTCCGTCATCTGCCAAAACCAAATCTATACAATTCTCTTTCTTTAAATACTGGGAAAAGATATAACCATGTTTACCTTGAGAATGTTCGTTCATGTTGTCTATCAATTCTCCTAAAAGATATGAAAGAGGGGTAACTATACGATAATCGGCTCCACTTTGTTTCTTTATAATCCTTTGAAGAATGCTTTGCAAATCGTCAATATTACCCTTATGTAAATCAAACTGGCATACCGGTAAATATGTTTTAGAAACATACGGCTCCAAAACCTCCTTCATGTTGGATTCGGCATTTACAAGTAATGGATTCTCAAAGTAGACCAAATCTAAATAGCCGGTAATACGTATCGGCTTATTTATGCATACTACATTCTTATCACATCTTTGCTTATATATAACAAGCGGAGCGAGAAAGAACGGATGAAAAAAAAGAAGCGTTACTTAAATCCCAGCATAAATCATTCATGAGACAATTGTCAGTCTGCTGTATGACTTGAAACAGATGATTGAATGCGCTTCCTATTCTTTCATCTCTATCTACGTTTGGTATATGAATCACCTTCTTCATGATGCAAATTAAGTGATAAGTCTACATATTCGCAAATCATATCCCTTATTATTTTTAGCAGTAATCCCCAAAAATCAAAGAACGATGTTTATACATCTTCTTCCAATTTTCCATGAAAAATTAAAATAAGCGGTAATTCCAACAAGTCAAAGAACGCTTATGCAAATCATACAATCAACTGTTTGCATACCGGGTGCATGGCCTGCGCTATGTCACCGTTAATGTAACACACTTCTTCGCCCGTAAGGTCAAGCCCGTTTGCCAGAGCGATGTGCACGGACAGATGATGAAGTTCATGCACAATCAGATTGAAATACTGTTCCGGACAGGTGGACTTTGCGAAAACGGTCACGGTCTCCCTAAGCGCGTAGTTGCTGAATGTAATACCGTTGTTCATCTGACCGCCGGTGAGATTCTTGTAAGCCTTGCGCAAATCCCCCCTATTACAATGAATGGAATACAAGGTATCAATGATTTCCTTCACATGATACCTTGTCAAAGGGTAGAATGCCGTGATATTCCACGGCTTCCCTTTTACCATTATGCTTACACGCTGGCGAATCATGTCAGATTAGTTCTTCCCACGGAATCGGTATACCCTTGTCCTCCATCTTAGTCATCCAGCAACGGAAAATGCTCTCAGGTACACCATCCACATCGTCAATCTCGTCCTTCACTGCCTTGCATAGGTGCTGCTCGTCCTCCACGCTCGACTTCCAGCGGTCTGCGTACACCATGTTCATCACGTAGACGAAGTTATAGCCCACATTGTTTTCAAGGACTATCCCGTGTTTGGTCATCATTTCCTCTGCCTTGTCCTTGGTAAAAGGCTCTATCTTCTCCTTTTTCCCCGTAGCCGGGCTCTTGCGGCACATTTGACTGACGGCGTACTCGCACGCCCTCTTCGAAAACGAATACCCGAAATTCCGCAAATAGGCACGCATCTCCTGCGGAATATAATTATAACTACTCAATGCCGGTCTGCACATAACATTATACGTTAATGGCAGGGACGGCTTGCCGCCACCCCTGCAAATTCAACAATCACATGAAACGGGGGTCGTACCAGTTGTTACGCTCTCCCATGTCTCCACCCCACTGTCCACCGTCTTCACGGTTTCCATAGCCCTGACTGCCTCTATTGCCATAACCTTGGCCGACGCCACGGCGTTGTCCCATGTTCTGCCCCATCTTGTTGAGCAACTTGTGACCCTTGCGGAGAAATTCTTCAAACTCCTCTGCAAAATATTTCATCTCTTCATTCATAACTTTAATTATTAATAGGTTAAACAATCAGATAATTCTTGAAATCAAGAATATCCTCTGTGGTAAACTTTATACTGCCCATATCACCGACAAGCATGTCTACCAGAAAATTACGCGGGAAACTTATCACGAATTCACCGTCTCCGGCAACAATGTCCAGTGAACCAAAACTGTATCCTTTCTTGGGCATCTCCTTGAACATGTCCGCTAAAGTGTCAATCATGACATCGCTGTCTATAGTACCTTCTTCATCCGCGACAAACAGGAAAATCCCGTCTATCCACTTGTTCAGATTGGCGTCATGCCTTGACAGCAGGTTATTCAACCCGTTTTTCAGGAACGCTTTTGTCTTTACCCTTTTCGGAACCATCTCTTCTATCTTGGCATTTCCCCAATCTTGAAATGCACTTTTGATGGAACCCTTGAATTTGTTCAAATCTTCAATGGTCATTTTTTCTTGTTTTTTCACGTTTCATTTTCTGGTATTCGGAATACGTCATATCGGAATACCTTTCCTTATATTCCTGAAAATCGCTAATCTCCTTGTCTACCTCCGAAGCTGCGGACTTACGGAGCCTCTTTACCAAGGTAAGGTGCTTTTCAAGAGCATCCTTTCCCTCTTGGGAACCCTCTACGACCGGCCGCATCATCTGCATGTACTTGGACTGGAGGATAGACATCACCACATTCTGGCTTTCAATGAATTCTTCATTGCTTGTCACAATCTCGAATTCCTTGTCGGTCATGTTGGATATGATTCCTTCTATTTCATCCCATACCGGAGTACGGCTCTGGTTTGAATCGATAGATTGGGACATCTGTTCCTTGGCCTGCAGCATCATGCGCTTCTTGTTTTCCAATGCTTGCTGCATACGTTCGATTTCTTGATATTGGGCATCATAGCTGGTTGAGCCCAATAACGGGTCTGAATTAAAGAAAAAGTTGTTTCCTTGCATATTCCAGTTTTTACTTGTTGGATTTTCTACGTCTTGTGTTTTTTACCCGGACTACGGATTTAGGCTGCGCCTCCACCGCCTGCGGCCGTGTTGTTGCGAAAGCAACAGTAGCTGCCATATCCGGTAATGGTAGGCTCGTTCGGAACTACCACTACACCTTCCACCATCTTACAAGTCTTTCTGTCCGTGTAATTGATTCCGGCAGTGAAAGCCTTCTCAATTTCGCACTGAATCAACTTGTCCTGATACGGACGGATGGCATTGGCTATTGCAACCTGGGCCTTCAATTCACACAATTCCTTGCGCGTTTCGTCATCCTTATCACGGGTGTATTTGTACAGCCCGAAGATTTCAGAGTTAAGACGGTTGTTCACTGCATCGATGTTGTCCCGGTTGTTCTTGTACAGACCGAAATCCGCATCGGTCATGGCCTTGTACAGACCGAATTTCTCTGCAACGTCCACCTCGCGTGCAGCAGTAGCAGCCTGCATGGTACCTACTTTCAGCCCCCACATCTCGTTGGTCAGTGCTAAAACATCGCCACATTCTTTTTCAAATGCTTGGAAGGAAGTAGGAGCAACACATCCAGTACCGCCAGTACCATAAGCATTGATGTTTACATTTGCAGGAGAACCTGCACCACCGGATGCACCGCCTCCCAAAATGGAACCGATACCGTTTCCACGGCCCCATAAGGCGGCTGCGCCAAGTACAGTACCAATAATACCCAGTGTAAGCCCTGCGTTAGCACGCTCTCTTGTACCACGGTTTCGGTCGCCCGAACCCTCCTCGTACACTTTCTTTTCAATTATTTCCATAATAGAATAGTTTAGTCAATTACGGTCAATATCAACCGCAATACAAAAGTATATACTTAATACCGGTATGTAAATCAATTGTTTCCCAACGATTTCCTAATGTTTTCCCAATATATTCTCAACATTTTCCCACCTTCCATGCGCTCACGGAAATTGGAAATCATGTAGTTCACCGCACGTTTGGTCTTGTGGATATGAACCGCTATCTGTGAAGGGTACATGCCCCTATCGGCAAGGAGGGATACGAGGAGATAGCGGGCATCCACAGTCTCCGTATCCTTATCCGAGGATAGTATTCGATTGACTGGAATTTCCGTCTCCTGCGAGACGAGATTGATTGTTTCGGCAAAGATTTCTGACTTGCACATGATTTTTCAGATTTTTATCCGTATCTTTGCCCTGCCACATAAAACTTGATATATACATGAACAAAGCACAAGATACCGTGTTGAAGATATTAAGCCTCCAACGTGCGGTATCTTATGCTTTTTCAAATTTTTATGTGGCAATAATTATTTGAGCGTTGGGGGCTTTCTTTTTACTCTAAGCCCCGAAAAGAGCGCATTTTACGATAAGTTTTCCTATGGGCGCTTCTACTCGCCCGGATGATAACGCTAAGTCATGTCAGCCTCCTTTCTTAAGTTTTTCAATTAGAACAAAAACAAACAGCAATAGAATCGTTCCGGCGTAAACCTTGTCCTTATGCAAGTCCCACCAAGACAATTCCATCACTTTTTCCTTATCCGATATAACGGAGTTTAATTGTTTCTTCAAGCCGGACACCTCCTCCACAAGCTGCTGCATGGTTACGGATATTTCCGTATATATGCTCTGGGTTTCTTTCTCCTCCTTATTAGCTGTAGTCTTGCTTACAACAGTAGGGTATTGTCTGCCGGCACTGTCGGGCACAGAAAGATAGGTAGTAGTGTTCTCTACTTTTAAATTAGAAAGCTTCTCGCTTGTTTCCTTCCGCACCATATCCATATTATACAGAAGAGAATCCATACGGATATGCATCTTCTGTAACACGTCAGAATAATCCATGTGGCTTTCCTGCTCCATATTCTTAGGTACAGCACACGATGAAAGCAATATGCTCCACAACATAGCGGACAAACCGACGGCAAGCCAAAACAATAATCTCCAAAATTCCGGCCAATCCGATTTCTCAATGAACCTTTTCATAGCTATTCTGTTTAATGATAAACTGTTTGTATGTGCGACGGCTTTCCGCTGTGAAGTACATTGCCGTTTACAATAAGTTCCACCCGTTTTCCACATCAGACATTACAGCCGGAACACCGTTCTCTACCTGCGAAATAGCGGCTGCAAAAGCACACATCGTAGCCTTATCCTCAATATCCGGTATATAAGTGTTAGGCATCTGCATCTCACTGCATACACGATTGATATAACCGGAAGTATTATTCTCGCAAGGCGGTGCCCAACGATTAATGAAATCACTGATAGTTCTACAGTTGTGCAGTTTACGGTAGTTCTGCAAAAGCTTTATCAATGCACGATAGCCGTATGCCATTGACTTGAACTGCTTGAACGACTTGTCCTTACTCGGTGTTATCTCTCCGACCCATACGGTAGAACTGTTACGGATATTTCCTGGATTATTGTTTCTCAAGCCTCTTGGTAAACTCATTTCTTTTCCTCCTTTCCCTTTTCATTGTCAAACAATACCTGAGCCATGATTTTGGCAATATCATCCTTGTTCTCGATGATTACACTCATCGTCTTCTCAGCTTTCCGCAGCTCCGCTTTCTCCCATGACTTCTCCCTTACCGACACGAACTCACAGAAGATACAGTAGCCAGTCCACAGCATCGAGAAGACCGGGAAAGGGATAACCACACAGCAGAGCAGGTCGATAAAGCACAGTTCGATGAACGGGGTAAAATACTTCCTTGCTTTGGTGGCGGTCTTCTTATATCCCGTGGAAGTCCTCGCCTCTCCCCTCTGACGGGCTTTCAGCACTCCGGAAACCAAATCAACGAACATCGCGCCGATAGTGGCCGCAATACACAAAGCAATCAGCACAATGTGAGTCATCATGTGCTCGTTGATAAAATTGTAAATCACATCTTTCATACTAATGTTTCAAATTATAAATTCATACGCTCTACAACTAACCAAAATTTTGTCTGTCAAAAACGACAAAAGCCCCGAGCCGGATGCAAAAAAACATCAGCTCAGAGGCTTTGATATATGTCGGATATTCCAAGTGCATAGTTACGGTGCCGTACATCTTCATACGGGTACTGCAAATATACTAATATTCTGTCAAACACCATACTAATCCAAACTTTTTTCACATGCAAAGCTAACCTTATAAGGACAGATTAGGAAGCTTTCAATGGACGCAGAACGAACCTTTTATAAAAGGTTCGTTTTTTCGGCAAAATCGCTATCTTTATAACAAAAAATGATTTACGCATACATTAGGGTAAGCACAGACAAGCAGACAGTAGAAAACCAACGGTTCGAGATAGAGAATTATTGCAGGAAAAGGCAGATAGATGTAGACCAATACATCGAGGAGACGATAAGCGGAATGAAGGACGTAGACAAGAGAAAGCTCGGGACACTGCTAAAGAAGATGAAGAAGGACGATACCCTTATAGCCTCGGAAATATCCAGATTAGGCAGACGGTTGCTGGAGGTTATGTCTATCCTTGACAATCTGATGAAGAAGAAAATCCGAGTAATAACCGTTAAGGAAGGCTTTGAACTGTGCGACAACCTGCAGAGCCATGTAATTGCATTTGCGTTCTCGTTGGCGAGTGAAATAGAACGCAGCCTTATCTCACAACGCACGAAGGAAGCGCTTGCAAGGAAAAAATCGCTTGGAATGAAACTCGGAAGGAAAACCGGAGGGACAAACTCCCGGCACAAGCTCGACAGACACAAGGACCTTATACGCACTATGGTCGAATACGGATACAGCAAAGCAGCCATCTGCCGGAAGGTCAAGTGCCAGTACAGCACCCTTGACAAGCATCTGGCAAGAGAAGGACTGATAGTGAGGAACTATACTCCACGTCCACGGAAACCTAAAGACATTACCACAGAAAAGAAAACCGTTCCCCAGAGAAGAAAGAAGCGAAAAGTCATCATCAAGAAAAGAATCCAAACCGACCGAGCGCCACACGTTGAATACCAAGCAGCCGCTTACCAATATCGCCACCGATTGATGGAGGCAGACACACTTCGAGAAAAAGGAATTGTTGTTGATGTAGACAAGCCTGCCATACTTGAGGAGAACAAGGAGAAGCTCAAGTCTATTCGGCACCATCATCATTTGCTTTTCCCCCACGAAAAAGAAATCATAAAATTGCTAAAGCAAGGGAAAAGCAAGGTCTTTATCTCCCGATACTTTAATTGTAATATAAAAACACTGGATGCACACTTGAAGAGAATGGGGGTGGAAGTGGTGTATAGGTGATGCCCATTAAATATGCAATAGTTATGGCTGAGCAAGATATTAGAGAGAATGCAATGAGTGGTGGAGCACCTGCAAGATTACGTGGGCTGGCGGCAAACGGCAACAGTATATCACCAACATTGGAAGAGGTAATGAATGCGATGGGAATATACACCTATAGCTTTACATTGGCGGCAGGTGAGGAAAAAGACCTTGGTGACTTGGGGTACGGTATATATTTGCTTGCATCTCCCAATAATGCAGCAACAGCTATATTTGCTTGTGGTTCCTATTCGAATAGCTTTGTATCAGATGCGGGTTCAAATTACTACTGTGATTATACAGATGGGACTAAAGGTATTGTTTTCGGTCGAAAAACGACAAATAGTAGCTTTTTTATCAAAAGCAACAGAAAAACTGAAACATCCATAGTTTTAAAAAGGATTGGTACCTTATGATAGTGGTTCTGCAAACCATGTGGATTTTCATTCTGGTTATGCCCGTTCTGACCGAGATGGCCGGAACGGGTAATACTATTATCAGATTAGGTAAGCGTAATTGACTTCCATTCGCTCCAAGTACTTTCCCAACGTACCCGTACCTTCATTGCTACGGCTGGGTGATACCCATTAATGGCAATTTGCACAATAGGATTTCCTCCAGCTGCTTCTGCAACATTCACTCCACTAAATACAAGCAACATTCCATAACTAATCACTCCAGTTTCATATATTGAACCGTTTATTCCATAAAATCCGGTTTTTGTATAATTATCGATATTGGAAGATACATTGCCTCTTCCCTGAAACACGAGGCCCAATAATTCGGCTGGAGTAACAAGCACGCTATCTTTCCCTTTCAAACCTCGCACATAGTCTACACTGCTGGACACAGTCATTGCATTCTCTCTAATATCTTCTGCCATAATATTCTCACATTTAAGGGGCATCCGCTTTAAAAACATGATACCCTAATTTAACATTTAAATAATTAACTCGTTTTTGTTTAAATAAATTCTCGAATTAACGGCATCGGGAAGGCCGAAAAAGAACAAGTTTCCTTGTTATAGAACAGTGTCGCCGGAAGATTCCTCGACCACTTCCACAAAACCACCGGACACCAAGTCGGCAAGGTCAAAAGACATGCCCATACCGCTGTCACGGATGCACAAGTAAAGCACATCCTTGTCGGTGTAATACTTGCCATTGAACAGCTCCATTCCCTGCTTCCACGCTATCGGCTCCTCCTTCGTGCCGGAGGCTTCAATCTGGGCAACCTTGTAGAGGGATTCTGTTCCTATACCCGGTACCCACTGGCTGGCAAATTCATGCTCTTGAATTACCTCATATAAAGTGTCTTCGTAGGAGAACATGAATCCGATTGGCTCAGTCTTGCCAATTAGGTCATCCCACTTGGGGAAATACTCCTTATGCTTAAGGCTCTGCTCAACTGTCAAGCCTGCGGTGTTGATGTTCTCCTTAATAATCTCATGTAACGTGTCCACCTTGTCCAGATACTCATCCGACAAGTCGGACGGGTCCAATATCGTTCCGGCATTGAGCATACGCTCCTTCTCGGCTTCGGACACCTGGCGATATTTGGAAGCCTCCGAAGGGTCGCTGATATACGCGGTATTCCCGAACACCCTTTCATCTATGGGCACATCCTCACTCTGTGTAAGGTAGTGCCCTCCGTCTGCCTGCAAAATCATTGCTGTTCCTCCTTTCTTGTTGTTTGTTATATCCTATATTTTTCCATAATACTTAATGAACTCAAACGGCTTTCTCACATCAAGATAACCGTCTATTTCCTCATTGGCATAAGCCTCCATCTCGAATGCGGAATTATCATAAGCCTTATTTCCTACGTTTACCCAACACCGGTTACGGCATAAGTGATACACGTAGGAAATCACATACTCCAACCCGTACTGAAGGTAGAACCACAACGGGCAAAGTAGATACGCCCATAAGTTGAACCCGGCAAACAGCATGATTACCGTCAGCAGCACAGCCGATGCAATCATACATTCTTCCCATTGGCGCACATGAATCGCCTCATGGTTAAGTGTACTCTGCTTCATTTCCTCCTTACTTTTCTTGGTGAAGACGAAGCATCCCAATGTAATGGTGCTGTAACCCTGCCACAGCAGCCATTTCGCTAATTTACTTTCATAAAATACTTTCATATACTCTTTCAGTTTTTAAATACACACCAATAGGTTATATCTCCATCGGCATATCTAAATCCGATTAATTCATAATACCCGTAAGCATCTTCTATATTATAACTTGATACAATATTCAACATATCGCCATTGGGTGCAATCTTCACATTGGCAGATGCAGTAGTTAAAGTTACGGAAAGGGGAACCCTTGTTACTATTGGAAACATCATCTTCATCTCCCTACAAGTACCAACTTCCAATTCCGGAAGAGGCCCTAAATTCTTTGGGTAAAGGATTATAGTGCCATTGGGTGACTCATTGTCTGAATTTGTACACACCTTTAGGTTCATTGTCCTTGCGGTAATGCTTCCTTCAACTTCTGCTTCTGTACTGATAAACTTACCGCTTTCCAGCACCCGGAACGGGGCGTCGTCAGGCTCGTGCGCTCCAGCCCATATACGCACCTTGCTACCAGCAATGGAACCGGACAGCCCGGCCGTTACCGTACCGTCACTCTTCTTAATGAGTAGCTGGTTGCCCTGCATGAAGTCAATACTTGCATCTTTGGCTATGATGAGCGACGTAAAGATGTACGACGCGGTCATAGAGAACACTTCCCAATAGGAAGACCCTCCTGATGTGCCAGGAGCATTTGACTCGCTACTTGTATGCGTATTCTTACATTTATATGCTTCCCATCCGGTCGGCGATTGGGAATCTTTAACAAGAGCAACGTCCAGATAACGGGTACCGCTCGTCAATGACTCGTCATTACGGTATTGGACACTGAACTTGCTCCATTCTGAATGTCTTATGATGCAGCCTTGTATACCCTGCTTACCATCAGCTCCAGGTTTCCCGTCAACTCCAGGCTTGCCATCAGCTCCGGGTTTTCCATCTTCTCCCTTTGAAGCAAGCAGGTCATACTCCGCAGAATTCATCTCCCCGGAAAGTATGTATCCGTATGTCTTGCCACCGTCCTGGGTCTGCTTGATTCGCTGACCGGAACTTGTTGTAACAGTCCACAGTGGAGGATTGGTCGTCTCCTTCTTGGCTATGTATGATGAGCCGCCCATGGTAACTACACCCTGCTTCGGCACGATAAGCCCGGTATGCCATCTGCCCATGGCTGTTATGCTATCACCCTTATCGCCTTTGATTTTAATTGGCGTGCCCCATGTCCCATCACTTGCGGATGAAGCAACCTTCTGAGACATCCATATAGCTCCACTTGTAGCATTCGTATGCCAGCCTCCGGTAGTACCGTTTCCCGTAGGAACAGAAGGCTGGGAAGTGCTGTCATTGTAAGTTATGAACACGCTCAATCCGTTCGAACCGGCTGCACCGTCAGCACCGTCCGAGCCGTCAACGACCATCAATGACCATGCTGTCCCGTTCCATATGTATACACGACCGTTATTGGTGTCCCTATATGCCCAGTTGATTTGAGGATTGGAAGGTGGAGACTGCAGGTCGCCTTTCCATACGATGCTCAGTCCGTCCTTTCCGTTCTTTCCGTCAATTCCGTCAATGGTCATTTGATACCACTGGCCGTCTTGATATACATACGACTTCTTGTCGGTCGTATTCTTGTACGCCCAACCGTTCTGAGGAGAGGAAGGAGCAGACGAGAAATCACCTTTCCATACAATACTCGTACCAGCCACACCTTCTGCGCCATCAATGCCATCAAATCCATATTTAGCCCAGAGAGCAGGTGTGCTGAAGTTACTCCATATGCCGTTTCTCTTCTTCCTCTCGCTTATCCATTCAAAAGGCAGGGATTCGGAAACGCCAATGGGGTCATCATGCCAGCCGGAAGGGATATAATCATCCGTCTGTGAGGTTTCCGGAGTGGAAGGGCGGTTTTCCTCCGTGGTATGGATAAACACTCTTTCGTAATCGGTACCGTCGCTTCCGTCCTTTCCGCTCTGGACAAGCAGGTCGTATTCCTCCGTATTTGATTCACCGGACAGAATATAACCGTAAGTCCTTCCTCCGTCCTGCGTCTGGGTAATGCGCCTGCCGTCATTTGTCGTGGTGGTCCATAACGGTGGATTGGCGGTCTCCTTCTTCGCGCAGAAGGTGCTCCCTCCCATAGTGACGATTCCCAGTTTGGGCACGATAAGCCCGGTATGCCATCTGCCGAGCGAAGACACGCTCTGTCCGTCTTCCCCCTTAAATTTTGACCATGTATAGTCAGAAGGATTGTTACTTTCCGTAGCGGTCTCCTTGTTGACGGCTATACCGATATATTTAGTCGTGTCTTTAGGCTGTTGATACATGCCCGTTCCGTCCGCATTGTCCGAATAGGCAACCCATGTGTAATAGGTCTTTCCGTCGGCACCGGTAGCACCCGGTATACCGTCTTCTCCCTTTATATCGCTCCATGTATAGTCGGAGGGATTGTTACTTTCCGTAGCGGTCTCCTTGTTGTAGGCAAAACCTATATACGCTTTTCCGGTAGGATTGTTGCTTATACCACCACCTTGCGCGTTGTCGGCATATTTTATCCAGGTGTATAGAGTTTTCCCGTCAGCTCCGGCAGGACCGGGAACACCTTGAGGACCTTGGGCACCGTCCTTACCGTCCACCACAAGAGGTATCGTCTCCACGTCCACTACTGTACCGTCCACGTAGAATATGAACTTGATGCTCTTCTGGAAGCTTGATACCGGTACTCCGGCATTGTTCCCGATTGAGACTTCCGCTCCACCGTCAAGGGAGTATTTAAGTTCGCCCGTCCCGGTCTCGGCCGTGCCTCCGGAAACCGAAGACTTCAACCGTGTACACGATACGGATGTTACATTGAGATTACCGTTGGCATCCTTTATCACAGCGGACACGCTCGGAACAAGCCGGTACAGAACGGCATCGGCGCCACCCTTGACACCTGCCATGGTGAACGTGAGCTGCCCGGTGTAGGTTTTGCCGTTATAGGTGGCGGTCAACGCGACGGGTATCGAGTTCCTGCCGTCCAGAGCCACTCCCTGCTTGACACTGAAAGTTATCTCCCCGGTGGAAACGTCGTGCGTCTCGGTTACGTTGGTAGGGAGTGTGCAGGTTATGCCGGTAAGAGTCATCTTCTTGCTGCCGTAGCTCATCCAGGCAACCGTGCTTATCGATGTGTCCTGGTAAACCTTACCGTCATTGGTAAGGGTGACGTTGTCCATCTGGTTGGTGAGGTCTGCGAACACTGCCGATTCGCCCGGGTCGCCCTTCTCTACTTGAAGTAACCAATCCGGATTTCCTTTGGCAGGCTCTGAATTGGTGCCGTCTTCATTCACACATAACCAGATGCTTCCATTGTGAGATACGCGGTCGTAAAAGTCGTATTTTGTGCCGGATACCCATGCACCACGGTCATTGGCCCTATATATCGGGGTACCGTCAGGCTTTACCTCCTTTATACGCCCGGTAAAGTATACACTGTTCAGATACATCGAGTATCCGACCATATCCAATCCGTGTATGCTCATATTGGAGAGGTCCCCGTACTGCATCGCAATGTTCGCGGACGAAATCTCCCACGTGTTCTGTTTCCACAGCATACGGGTGTAAGTGCGTGTTGTATATTGCGAGGTCTGACGGGATTCGTCCGTAAACGAGCCGTAGGAAACAAAATGCATGGCCGCTGACGGATGAAACGTGAGTTTCCAGCTGTCACTGACCGGACGCAGCTGATAGCGGAACTGCTTGTTGTCACTGCCCGTTATCTCTGTTATGGTGAAGTAACAAGTGTAGAAACCTGCGAACATGAAGTTACCGCGGCTGTCGTCACTGTCAGATGAAGCATTGTCCGATGGATTCTCACTGTGGAAGATACCCATGCATATATCACCGACAGCGATAGCGCCGTATTCACCCTCTTCCAGTTTCAAGTATCCGGTACCGGTCATCAACGGATTACCCTCCGAGTCCTTGTCCGGTTCCACACTCTCAAATATACCAGCACCGGGAGCATTCCACTTGTCGCCGAGTTCTATCTTCACACGGTTGAACCGCAACTCCGGCACTTCAAGGAAACGGCGTATAATAAGGGATTCAACCTCACCGTTGGCAAACTTGTCGAAAAATCCACCACTTCCAGTTACAATGCCAGGGACAAAGCTCTCGCCAATCTGCAATCCCTTCTCCGCGGTGAGCTTGTCGCCGACTTCCAGCTTGAAGGGGGTGCGGTCGTTGGTATCCTTGCGGATGAAAAGCTTTTTCAACTCTTCTGAATTTACCCCTCCAATGGGTACAACCCTTCCACCGTCCGTTAACATAAATAAAGTAGGAGCCCCATCCGCATCACATATATACAGTTCACCAGGATTAAGCCCATCAAGAGCGCCTGCATAAGATGCAACAGACGGTGCTTTTGCAGACCCGTCTTCATTCAGGTCATTGCCATGCCATAATATCTTATTTACCCTCTTCCTTGTCATACCTCTACTGTAGTTACGTTAACAAAAGCAGATTTGGAATCTTGGTACTGAAGCATCTGACCGTCAGTGGGATTTTCAATGAAGAATCCGACAACAGAAGATGAAGACGCAGTTTCCGGAGCTCCCCCTACTCCTGCAATATCATTTTCCTGCAATTCCAGTGTCATGTTTATCTGAAATAGCTGGCTATCTTCCATAATTTGTGACAATTCGGGGACAGAATCTTCGGAACGGACATATTTGGCTCCATCAATTTCAACCATAGAAAGGCAGAGTATCCGGTTGAGATGCTTTCCAAACCAATAAGGGACTCCCACGGAGTTTCCTACCGTCAGTATAAAGCTGTCATAAGGAATGGAATACAACTCCTCTATCTCTTGCATTTGATTACGGTATTGCTCATTTTCGACATGGGCATTGTATCCGTTGGGCTTAAAGCCGGCCTCTACTCTAAATTCGAATACCTGTTGCCGGTCATCAATCCAAAATATATTGTCAAATGCAGAATTATTGTCCTTATGGGAATAGCGTATCAAAGTTGTTTCCTCAAGAAGAGAATCAGAAGAGCATACGATAAACGGCTCCGATGTGGTTCCATTTATCGTAACAGAATAGACAGAATCTTCAAGACCAGTAATTACGGCATAGTGCATTGTTACAGAATCGTTATGCTCGTAAATGGAAAAAGCTATTTCAGAAGAAGTGCTTTTAGAAAGGTTGTTGAGATTTGCAGACACGGATTCAGAACCGGTAGAAAATACCTGAACATGAATCTTGTCAGAAGAATGGAATTTCTGGATGTAATCAATATCAATCCCAAATTTGTCCTTTATAGGATTAAAGAACAGAGGGCATACGTCTCCTATCTTCACCATGTCTTTTCGTCCTTTAATGAGTGGCAAGCAACATCACTTGCGGTATGCAAATATATATATTATTTAGAATTATTCCAAATAACAAACAGTTTTATTCTATGTTTTTTACAATCAATGAATACTTGACAGCTTCAGGCTTTCCATAATTATAGCTCGAACTCTTTATATACCCCTTGTATGTTCTACCGTTCTTTTGCAGGGCTATATATCCAGTCAAGTCTTCGGGAACATCCAAATCACTTGTCTTAACAGACAATTCCCCCACCGTAAAGTATCTCTCCGGAATTTCAATGTCATCAGTCCCTTTCATGCCCTCTATCACCACATTACTGTTTCCCTCAGAAGAAGCGAAATCAAGCAATGAGGAAAAAGAGCCTATAAACTTTCTGTTCGCCTCTATCATGTACTTTTGCGCGTACATCACATTGAACATTGTTTCAGAAGATATTACCCCGGAAATGGCATATTTCCCCCCACGAATAAGAACAAACCTCTGCGAAGAACCGTCAAGGGAAGCACCCACCATGAATACATCATTGTCACTGTCGCTGTCCGTTGTATCTTCTCCTCGTTTAGCCGCAAGAAACTCAATTCCATATACATCTGCACGATATGGACTGACAAGCTCCATAGTGTTGTCGGTAAGTGTCGTTCCAGTAGTATATTCAACGCCAAAACGGAATTCATCACGACCGTTCACACTGTCGTAGTCCTGCTTGTCATAACCGACTTTCAATCTGGAGTAAATCAATGATGAGTTAACCGAATATTCAAAGTCCGTAGACCGGGAACCCAGATTCTTTATTTCTTTGTCCTGGAACAGACTATCACGGTGGACGAATGAAACCTTGTTCCCACCAATTACCGGTACAAAACCGAATTCAGCTTTCATCCAGTTGGAAAATTTCGTATATGAAGTATACAATTTTGCATTTTCAAGCCCACGTATACTTTCTGCCGGCAAAATGATTGTATTATCAAGACGCTCATCAACTCCGGAAGCAATTTCTCCTACCACATCCGCACTGCCGGTCATGGAAGACAATAGGCGGTTAAGGACAGTAGAGGGACGAACAACGTCGATGTCTACTGACCGGTCTTTTTCTGCAAAATCTATAGTAAGCGGTATATCCATATCGTAAAAATTTGCAGTAACCGGAACATTAACGGTTAAATAAGGATAATGTATATACATTATAAGACTTTCTGTTGGATTTAGAACAATATCCTTATCTATATCAATTGTGTATAGTGTACTATGATTTAATTTTTCTATAGAATATATTGTAGTAGCTCCATTAGCAAATTCACTGAATTTATCCAAAAAGAACGATATGTGTCCTTTGGTATCGCTTATATTGAAATGAATCTTAAATTTTAAATGTATGTTGATTGTCTTACCATGAATGTTTTTTATAAAATAATTTTCATATAAAGATTCTGCTTTATTATAAGAATTTTCAGTTACATCAAAAACTTCCACAATATCTTTGGTTGCAATTTCTGATGATAAGATGTAAAATGGGATAGTATAATAAAAATCAGCCTTTTCCATTATTATCTCATGAGATATAGAACTGTCTTCACTTTCACTTGGCATCGTCCACTTTATCTCACTATTCATTATTATCCTATCATAGTTCAGAGGTTCTGTTTCCTTTATTTCCGATACCGGATATTCATATTGAGTTCCCTTCTTTGCCTTTATGATGCTTGCAAGACTGTCATCGACCGCATTAATCTCGCAAGTAGTGCCGTTGTCCGTAAAAATGGAAAAATCAAGCGCACACCTGAATCTCTCGTTCCATAACCATGAATTGTTGCGGGTATAAAAGATAACGGAAGCGGACGAATTTAGATAGTTCCTAAGATACTCGCTCACAAGAAGAGAATAAGCCCCATTGGAAAACTGGAACTTGGTAGAGAAACTCCTTACCACCCCATCATAATCATTTCGCTTGAATGACATTTCCACATCATCCCAGTTCACCAGATTGTCTGTCACATTGTAAGAGTACCCTCCTACCACCAGTTCACACTTGTAATACATAGCTACTTCTTTTTAGTTGAACGTATCATTGCGTCTATCTCCTCGCACATATTTCTCACCAGATATGCATATTCCTTTGCCGAAAAAGTATTCTCGTCAATGTGCATTTTTACATGAGACATTACCGAAACCCTTTCACGAGTAAAATATTCACGGTCCATTTTAGCACTCATTGAGTTATCGGAAAGCTCCTGCAACTTGGCAATGCGGTATTTGTCAGAAGCCATAACGCTTTCAATACGGGTACGCATTCTGTCGTGTTCACCACTTTTGAACGAATATCCCAAAGCAGCCATTATATTTCGAACCTCATCCCACTCTCCCATCACAATAAACCGGGAAGCGCTTTCAAGACAGCACATACGCATGTGTATCTTCAGTACCTCATTACGCTTGTTTATATGCGAAACAACAGACTTCCCCCCTATTATAGACAAATACTCATTGCACAGCTTTTCGGAGGCTTTTACTTTCTCCTCTTGACTGTACCTGCCCCTTATCACAACCTTATCCATATCTCCCAAGAAAACATCTATGAACCGGGATAAGGGCATCTTATCAAGCTCTGTATACATCATAGCATTACACTCTGTTTAAAATCCAATTATATTCAGCATTCCTATTGGCCTTTTTTATCAGTTTATTGATATTCTGCAACTGTCTGGTATTACCTTCCATCTTCTTCTCCAGTCGGCTATAATCATTGTCAACATTAACCACAATGCCTCTATCTGCCATGTTTTTCTTTTGCTGCTCAAGCAATAGGAAATCAGAACCAAGCCCTTTCCTATCATATATGAACGAAAGGTCGGGAATTACCTGGGAATGTCTCGGCAAATCAACAAGAGTAGGCTTGTCGGGAGTGACAAATAATCCATTATCTGTAATGATACCTTCCTTCTTCCCACCGTCACCGACTATGGCAAGACCGCCGGGATGGTCCTTTATACCTTTTGCATATTTAGGGATTTGCTGAGATGCTATAATGGCAATCTGCGCCGCTCCCATTGCTCCAACAATTGCCGCTAAAATCAAATTCGGCAACGCTTTAGTAACAGCCAATGCGGTAGCTATTCCCGCTTGTATTATTGAATTAGCCTTATCCCACTTAGCTTGTTTCTCCTGAAGGGCAGCTTTTTTCTTTGCCAGCTCCTCCTCTTTCAACCTTGTCTTATCCTCGGCTGCGCGTTTTCGGGCTTCCGCGACCTCTGTAGAGATGGCTCCTCTTTCCTGCAATGATTCAATACGCTCTATCTCCCTATTGTAGGCTTCATCATTGGCATCCTGCTCCTCCTCTATCTTTTCTATTTTCGCATCATACACATCAGACATAAGAGATGTTATACCATCCATTATTTTCATGACACTTTTTGCCAGATTCTCAAAACTGAGTTTACCATCTTCTGTCACATCTTCTATAATGTCTGATAGCCCCTCGAATATACCGACAGTATCTCCTAATGCATCCCTCGCAGCGCTATTCATGTCAGATAACGCTTCCTTAAACTTGCCTTTTGCCTTCTCGCTTTTATCTATCGCCGTATCAAGGTCTATTTCATCAATCTGGGACTGAAGGTTAGCCAGCCGGTCCTCCAAATCCGCGTACTTATCACTATCGGGGTCGAGGAGAGCCATTTCTGCCTGAACCTCCTTTATCATCGTCTGTAGGCGAGCCTTTGCATATTTGACACCTATCTCATAAGCCTTTTTTTCGTAATCTTCACGGCTTATCTCCCCTTTGGAATACTGCTTTTTAAGGGCATTATATTCCTCTATTGAAGCAGTTTCTTGTCTGTCAATCATTTTGTCTGTATAATCCTCTATCAACCCGAATCTGCTCTCAAGATTCCGCATAACAATATCATTCTGGCGCTTCCCATACTTGTCAATTATAGCAGACACATCCTCGCCATTCTTTTCCGCATCCTTAATTTCTGCATCACGCATCATATCGTTAAGTTTCAGTTGTATGTTCAGACGCTCATTCAACTCTCTTTCCGATTTTTCCCCAAAAGATTCCAAACGATTTTCAAGATTGTTTTTCTCTATCTCAATCAGTTCTTTATCATATTTATCATTTATTTCTGCTATGGCTTTCCCTTTAAGGGCCTCAAGATTTGTCCGAAGCTCTATCTCCTTTTCGGAATTTCCCTTTATTGCCTTGATACGGTCATTGTATTCTTTCTCAACCTCAGCTATCTCCCTCTTTCTCCCATCAGCAATAATATCTATACGGGACTTTTCCAAGTCTTCCGTAATTTTCTTGATATATTCAGCATACTCTTCCGTTTTCTTTTTGGTCTCTTCATACGTTTTCTTGTCATTATCCAAAAGAGCATTTACATTTATTTTACTTACAAGACTTTCATTAGCCTTGTTCAAATTTTCAATTTGTTCAGCATAAGATGCCGCAGATTTGGCGGCGTCTGAAACACGTTTTTCTTGTGCGGCAATAGATATAGCTACTCCATTAACAGTATAATCATATCCCTTTTCACGGGCTTCTATTGCAGCATCTAAAATTCGTTGTTCTTGTACCTGCTTGACTAACGCTCCTATTCTTTGATTGTCCAATTCTAACATCTTACTGCTATTTTCCACCATCTTATCCTCTATGGCTCTTGCTTGTGCAGAAGCGATAAGTGAATTGGTCAACTCTTTATATGCCTTTGCCCCCTTTCCCGCAAGAATCTCCTCGTTTGACATATTTTCAAAGTAAGCAGGATATTTACTTTGCAATTCATCCGCTGCAACATTTCTCTCCTTCATTGAGCGGGATACATCTTGAGTAGCTTTGTAAAGTAATGCCAATTCAGTCCTTTCCTTTACACTATTAGACATCCCCTTATTTCTCGCATCAGCCAATTGCTTTTCCTGATTTACAAGATTCTTCACCTCCTCTTCACCTTTAAACAGACTTGTAACCCAATCAATGATTTCATCACCATAGGCAGACAATAGTGTAATACCAATTACTAATGCTGATTGCCATGAGAATAGACTTCCAAGCAATTGCTTCCAAACCGGCACCGCTGTTTGTCCTTCAGCTTTCATGCGCTTAAATTCATCAGTGGCACGCTTAAGTTCGTCCGCAAACATGGGCAAGTTGTTGGAGATGGCTAAGAAAAACTGATTAAAACTCATTGTTAATGAAGGGAGCTCGCGAATAAGCTGTTGGGTCTGCACATTTAACCCGTTCCACGAAGACGCATAATTACCCACATTGCGCTGGTAATTTCCAAATTTGGCATCTATCTCCTTCAACTTGTCATTCAAAGCATTGGCTTGTTTTATCAAGCTCTCTCCCATCGGGCTGTTTCTTTGTTCCTCAGACAATGCCTTATACCGCTTCTGTAGCTCCAACATGGCAGCATTCATCTCATAATAACTGCCGGATGCACTGATAATTGCATTAGAATGATTTTTTATCAAAGCTGTGTTCTGCTGGTTTTGTGCCATAAGTTCAATATGGCGTTGTTTTAGTAAAGCCGCTTGTTCTGTGTATTCAGTAAGAGACATTTTACCCTGGCGATATTCTTTAGCCAGCTTATTAATGTCGGAGATTATCTTATTCATCTCCTCCTTATTGGCAATAGTGTCTGCTGTCAATTTGGTTACAACACTGTCGTATCCTTGTATAGTATCAATAATAGTTGAATAATTGACATTCGCAGCCTGCAACTGCACTGAGGCTTGATTTATAGTATTGCTCGCATTCTGGGTGCTTTTTGCCGCATTATCCTGCGATGCGGCAACATTGTTGGAGGTGGAAGAAAGAGATTGCAGCATATCGCTCGCATTCTTCACATTCTTGGCAAACTGTTCAAAGAGGACATTCAATTTAGACAAGGAAGACATGGAATTAAGCTGCTGGGACACTTGGCGCAGTATTGCCAATTGCCTTGCTTGAATTAAATTCATCTTCTCTTGAGTAGAATTTAATTTATCTACCGACGATTTAAAGTTATTTGCCTTGTCGGATAATTCATCAAAAGTCTTTGGATTGGATTTAGATGCTCTTGCAATGTTCACTACAAGACTTGAATAAAGGGTAGTAGTTTCCTTTAATTCCGTTTTCAATTTTCCAAGTTGAGTAAATGCTTTGTCATCTACTACATCGGTAATCTTAAATTCATTCGCCATAACGTACTGATTTGGGTTGCGTGCAACTTTACACGCTATTACAAAGATAATTATTATTTAGAAACATTCTAAATTGAAATAAATTAAATGCAAATGATTTTTTATATAAACCACACATATTCAATAAATGCACCTTTATATTCAACTCCTTCCGGAACAAAGCCGAATATACCGTCATTCTCATAGAGAACGTAAACCTTTCCCTCCATCATGGCGGCTTTTTTCGCAAGAGACCTCATTCGCCCAATGTCCTCCATCCTCTTCCGGTTTTCACACATACAGCTCATTCCACACCGAACTTTCTGAAATAATTGGCAATGCCTTTTTTCACATATTTCTCGATAAAATGCTTCCTAGCATAAGACCCTACCTTATATATCGCCTGCCCGTACTTGCGCTCTATGTCTCCGCTGAAGCTGACTCCTACACTTTCTATCCTAAGACCTTTATCAAATGGTACCGCTGTAATAGAATCATGGAAATCACCTCTGATTATCAGATTCGGAGTTTCCGGAGAACGTCTGGGAATTCCAAGCCACGAAGAGGCATACGGAGGTGTTATCCCCTTTTTCCATATCATATAGCCACGGGCATTCTTATACCAACTACCGGATTCCTTGTTTTTGAAATAAGGGTCATTCAAGTAAGTCGGGCGCAAAGGCTTGTCATTGCCGTTTATACCGGAATACAATTGCTCCGTGATATATGCCTGCACCTCTTTTTTCTGTGCAGCCATTATATCACGTATCATGGGCTCAAATCCTGCCACAAGCTCATCAAAGTTTCTCTCAGCCTCTATTATACTAGCCATACCTAATAACAATTTAGGGGCGAATGAACGCCCCTAACAAACATATTACAAAACAGAATCCACATTCCTGCTGCGAGGGGTGGCATCACATATCCTGTCATATATATCAGAAAGCAGACTTTCCCTATTCTCGGCAGTACGGTCAAGGAAAAAGACCTTTTTATGTATATCAACAAACTCCTTCTTTTTCATCTTACGTACAAGCCTTTCATTAAAAGTAACGCCTTCCACTTTCATGACCAGGACTCAATTCCAGTTATACCCACACCCTGCAAAACAGAAGGCTTTGCAAGCTTTACCGTACCCGTAGCAGATATTACCCCGTCAGCATAAGATACACCGGTAGCGTCCGGAAGGGCAGTTTCCGCATTTGTCTGTAACAGAGCTCCGTAATATTCCGTAATGTCAAGCTTGCCAAAATGTTCAACCAGCTTATATTTCCCTGATTCCGCAGATTTCAAGTCCACATATACAAGTCCCTTTAATGCTTCAACCACATCAAAGTCATAGGCTGAAACATCGGCATTTTTGATATACTTCTCGTAATCCTTGAACATCGTGGCAACCGTAAGATTTGCTTCCGTTCCAGAAGAGTCCCAATCCTGGCCTCCGGGATATACACCGGACAATGGTATTCCGGCAAGTTTATCAGTACCATCGTTCATTCCATAGACAATATTGTTTTCGTCCACAAAATAGGCATCGAATGCCACATTCTTTGCAGCCATCAGATTGGCTTTCAAACTGGCATCATAATCCTGCAAAGTCCATACGTCATTTTTAGCTGAATAACTTGTCACCTTCGTCGGTCCATAACCGGTTGCTGACGTTTGAGCCTCTCCACCGGAAGGCGCATATTCCACAATCGTCTTGATAGGGAATATCCGGTCCGGTCTGTCGGCATGACAAGCGGCCTCAATAGCTTCCGCAGTCTTCTCTTTCGGCAATTTATGACCGTGAATGGTCAATATAATGGCCTTTATCTTTCCCGGGTCAAGCACACAAACGGAATTACCCGTATTAAACGTTGCAAGTCCCGGACATTTTCTATAATCTGTTGCCATAGCACTTTGTTTCTTTAAAAGTTAGATTCATTTCTTTAATTTCGATAGCGTCGATAAAATCATGGAAAGGCTTTCCGTCTTCCCCTATCACACCAACACGCCCATACCGGTAGTTTTCTGAATAAGAATGAGGAATTATCCCATTATAATTGCTTTTAATGGAAGAATCCTTCCTTATTTCATCAATGAAAAGTTGATAAATAGGGCGAAGCACCTGCTCAAACGAAGTCTTTTCCCTCTCTTCATTCGTGTAGGTTTTCAAGGTGTTTACCATAATGATAAAATCAAGGGATGCCCTTGTCTCTGCTTCTGTCCTATCCTCCACAAAAGGAGAATACAGACAAACTATAGGGAATTTCAATGGACTGGTTTTGGGCGACTGGTTCCAGACTGTAAGCTGGTTGCTTATGTATGACCAATCTCCAAACAAGTACGAAACATTCTTTCCGTATTTGACGGCAACACGCCTAACCACATCTTCAAAAATCTTGTTTACTGATTTCATATTCCCATAATGTTTATCTTACGTAACATGCAAGGATTAAAGCAAACACCTTTGTATTCTACGGATTGAAGCAGCTCATAGACCCTTTTGTTCATATTCACCATATCATTCCAAGCTCTTATCTGCAACACCATAGGGGAAACTGCATCCTCATCCGAAGAAGTCACCGTCCCTACACTTGTCACACTATAATTGCTTTCTGATATGTATTTAAAGAACACATAGCACGCTATAGGGCTATACTTCTCTGATAACAAAGCGTACAACTTTTCCCATTTTTCAACACTATCTTTATGAGATTCAAGATAGGAGACAAATTCACTGCACACATCATCACCAAGAATATTATTCAGATATTCAATCTCATATATATCAATATAAGTGTTTATCCGGTCCTTTTCCGCTTCTCTGGTTACAGAAGGAGCTCCAGTGTCGGGACCTATCCCGACACTCAATAACCCAGTGAAATATGTGCAGTCAATTATCATACAGTCTCTTTCCTTTTACGTTTGGTGAAAAGTTCTTCGCAACCTAATGCCTTGGCGTCATTCAGCAGTTCACTTGATACCTCAATCTTTCCTTCTGCATAAAATCTGCTTGCAAGAGGCATTCCTACTGATACTTTATCGCCGGACTTGTATTGTGTCCCATCCTTTACAAACGTCACTTCGTAACGCTTGGTCAAATTCATTTTATATTCTTTTCCCATAGTCATATTATATTTATCGTTTATCCACCTACACCCGGTTCAGCCGGAGTTATCCCTTCAATTACCGTAGCAAACTTATCTTTCACGAATGCAGTCTTATACTGTGACTTGATGTAACACATCAATCGTTTTTCAGCCAATACGGTAACGATATTCTTACGGAAATCGTCATTTTCCCAACCGACGGACATTGACAATGCCCAAAGGTCACGTATATTCAGATACGAAAAGTCTCCCATAATAAAGTCTCCCTGCTCTACAGCAGTAGTAGTCTCTATACGCAACCCTTGAATCAGTTCATCTCCATATCGGAAAGGACGGAGATACTGGCCGTTTGTGTCCTTAGTCAACTGCATTGCCGCATAATCCAACGGGTTCATCAACACAAGGTTCGGGCGATAAGCCATTTCGCTTGCAGAAACAATCTGTGAATATGAGGCAACGAGGGCATCAAACATGTTTGCTTTCTCTACATTGAAACCTGTCAATGAGAATGCCGGCATGTCTGCGGCTACACCCTTGATTTCTCCGTCAGACCCTTTTCCGTCCAGAATACCTTGCTCCTCCTTGATTCCAAGCTTGTTTATCATTTCGCTTTGAACTTCATTAACGAAGCTGGGGAAATCCGTCAATGTTTCTTCTGTGAATTTTGCGGCAATGGCTATTTTTGCAGCGGTCACAGTCTTTTCTGCCAATGTAGCATCCATAAGAGGCTTAAGTCCTCCTTCCGGAACCCATGCGGCATCACCGTCCTTGCTCACATATTCAGCGTAAATCAGGGAACGGCTATTCGTGCTGGACACGTTTGCATAATTCCTTATGACTGTCTGTGCTCTGGGATTGACCGACAAATTTGGGTCAATTTCAACCCCATAGTGAGGAGCCAAGTTACCGGATGTAATAGTTGCAGCAGTCCCTTTTTTATCCAACACAAGATTGACCTCCAGTTTGTTCCCAGGAGCGGCCTTACATGCCTCTTTGAGGTCAAGGGTTGAAATTCCTTTCTTGTCCGTCGTAATATACCCCTTCAACTGCTCGTAGAGCTGGTCATAAACGGATTTAACCTTTATTTCTCCATTTCCACTGATTTCAGTAGCTGCCTTTACACGTAGAATGGCATTCTCCAACTCATTGACCTTTTCATCAAAAGTCTTTTTGTCAATACCAGGAAATTCCTTGCCCTTGATTTCATTGATAGAATCTGCAGCATCCTTGATGGATTTGCGCAACTCATCCAATTTCACTTCATTCATAAGGAAACCTTTCACTTGCTCCTCGAGAGCAGTTCCCATTTTTTCGTCCATAGCCTCGAAGAATTTTTTGCTTTCTTCAGGCAAACCGGACGTATCCAGAAGCTCCATAAATCCTAATTTCATACCGATTTTAATTTTAAAAGTTTATACAATTCTTTTTCCTCACTACCTCCGTCATTGTCGGCTCCCTTTCCTGCAGGTGGAGCATCAAAGGCATGCTCCGGCCTGAAAGAAGCAAGTGACATTGCTTTGGATATTATTTTCTGCAATCTATGCTGTTTAGACAGACTCAAATTCTTGGACAAGGATGCAATTTCTTCGCTCAGTTCCTTGTATGCAGCCTCACAATCCTCTATGGATTTAAGTCCCAAATATTCAGTCTCTCCATTGCACCCAATCGACACAACGGATATTTCATACAACTTGACCTCGCGAACAATAAATGCTTCTCTTTCATAATCCCATTCACAATTCTCCCACACATACTCATATCCAATAGAAAACTGATTGAGAGTACCGGATTCAAGTTGTTTTATAGCTCTATCCCCAAGTTCTATCTCATCAATCCGCGCTTCAAAGTAAAGCCCCTTTTCATCTTCCCTCAATATGGTAGGCAATCCCAGAGGCTCCGACATATCATGCATCCATAGGAATATAATCTTGTCATTAGCGCTACTTTCCGGTCCCCTTTCGCGGATACTTTTTGCGAAACAGCCTTTCAGCAATATATCACCAGCTTTGTCCTTGTTACCGAATATTGCTGCATATCCGCTGATTGTACGGCTTTCAGAATCGTATTGTACATCCTTGGAATTGATAGAAAACAGCTTATGCTGCATTCCCATTCTGCCTTTGTATTTATTTACCGTTGTTTTCATCTTCATTATCTTTTTCGTCTGACATAGCAGGGAGATTTCCATATTCCCCTTTCGGGTTTTCCGGGTCAATTTCTATATATCTAGCCACTTCAATACGCGCCTCGTCATGAGTAATCAAGGACTTGTCAAGCAACCTCTGTAGTGCGTCGGCAACCTTGACAAGAGTATTGGCTTCCGTCTCCTTGTTGTTCTGAAGACATTCGACATCCGTAAAGTCTATCTTTATGAATACACCCTCGGGGCATATCGCTCCCGTAAGACATCCAGCTATCTTTATGCTGTCGGGAATTATCACATCCTGGTATGCCTTCTTACCGGCACTTTCCAGATTGTCGTATTTGGCATCTGTAAATAGATTGGCATTAATCCCCATTGCATTGGCTATCTTATCTGTACACCGCTTGTCCTCTTCGTGAAGCTTCAACTGATTGGCATCAAAATCAAGCGCCAGCCATCCAAGTTTTTGACGTGTAACCAATATCGGGTATTCCTTGTTTACAAGACCGTAGTCCCTCTTGAACCTGTCTTTTATCTCCTTCTCGTCCTCTGAAGTAAGAGCCATATTGCCCATCTGGTCTGTATAGTCATTATACAATACCCCTTTTGGCCCCCCGTTGACCAGAAGCGTATGGCTTGCCGACATGGAAGCCACCCAATTGGATATAGGTTGGGATAAGCTGTCTGAGACGGAATCGAATAAGATATCAGATATTCCATCGGATATACGAATATTACTGTCATATATGATAAGATATTCGTAATCCTCTAATTTCAGACGTTTTCCTCCCCAATCAATATAAACCTCTGAAACAATTTCCGAAAGTTCAAACTGCCGGAATACCTTTCCGGTACCGACAATATGGAACAGTTCAGGAGGAACAATCCACATAGCCTTTGGCACACTTCCCTTTCCGGTTCTTACAAGGACTATAGGACAATACCCGAACACCTTAAGGCAGATTTCTATCTGCTTTACAAATGAGGAGAATGTTTGTAATGGATTAGGGGTATCCAATATATTGCGGATGTCAGCATAGGACCTTTTCTCATTGCCATTCTTATCCACCACATAAGGAACGCCTCTTGACATCATGGAACCTATCTTGTCCACTACAGTGAAGAATGGCGTACAAGCGGAAAGCGCCTCTGCCTTTTCCTTGTCATCGGTCATGTCATAATAAGCCTTCCATTTGGTGTGATGGCCGAACAAGTCTGAAAGGAACCAGTAATTTCCTTCAGCATCCCTTTCCACGCGGTTTACATTCTCTCGCATTGGAATTGCTTTTCTTTCCTTTGGCTTCCAGAATTGATTAAATATGCCCATATACAAAGCAGGAGTGACAGCACATAAATGCGGCCACTCCCATATATTAGTGATTTAGTCCTATGATACGGTTGCGTACAACTTCATACGCTTGTAAGTGACCCTACGGATGCAAATATACATATTATTTAGAATTATTCCAAATAACATTCCAAATAAAATATAAAAAAGGCTTCAAGGTTAATTAAGATTCTTCACCATCCACATTACTGGCAATGAATACTCCATTTTTAATACCTTTCAAATATTATACAAAAAAATCACGGGGGTAATACAGAAATCAATGTTCTATTTTTAATAATCCCTTCCTTTTTACTCTATCCGCAACACAGCAAAGGACATACATTGCCTCATACACGTCCTTGCCGTCATAGTCCATAAGATTTCGCATAAAGCCTTCCATCTCCGCAGAACGTTTAAACTTGAATTTCGCAACCAAAGCCTTAAAAGATTCAATATACGGAAACTTGCTTCCCCTTTCCTGCCTTGCCCACACTTCCCCGATGGAAGCGCGATAATCCCTGACATAATGCAGCATCGTATTGGGAGCCTCGATGTTCACTTCTGCATTCTTTACCACAGCGGAAACATCATCCAATGGCAGAGCATTTCCGATATATGCCTCCGCTATATAAACCGTTCCGTCCACAACATACGCTTTCACATAGGCGAATTTCCCGTTTATCATAGGGTGTATCTCCACAATGCTGTTCATCCCGTATATATCTATATCATCATAACTTTCATAATCAAATTCTCCACGCTTCTCAACGCAGCCGGTAAGACAGTCCGCACCGTCATCGTGAGCATTCTTCCCTTTTTTTCTGAAACCGCTTATCTCCGCATAAAACTCAGGGTACAAGGTCTCCCATCCTTCCGGCATGTAAGTAAGGTTCATGACTTCTGCCGCGCGTGTGAATATACGCACTTCCTTGTTTCCCGACTGATGGAACCATCTTATCTCCGTAGTGTTGTTTCCCATTATCCGGGACTGTGATTCCACATTCCGGGCAAATCCCCTGCCGCCATTATTGCTTTCAATGTTGGATATGGTTATATTATCTTTCGCCAACATAGTAGCTACCATAGGCTCTGTCACTTCCATAGAAGCGCTGGTGTAAGCAATATCCAATATAAAGTTCCCTATTTCCGTGTCTATATAGTTTATGGAGCACAGATTATCCTCCCCAGTGTCAGCGGTATCTGTATAGTTCTTTCGTATAGCCCTATTGGTATATGGAATTTCCTTGTATGTTTTAAACTTGCCATACATAAGCCCCTCCATCGGCTTAGGGTTCTGCATGTATTGTGTTTCGAACACGAAAGGATTTATTCTACGAAGGTTATTCAGTTCATTTAATTCATGCTTAAATTTCCAGAGAGGTATCTCTCTTCCATCCTTATCATATTCAATGACCGGCAAAGAAACTACAGTCCACTCTCCCGGTTCGGTCTTCATTAGATAGCCGCACAAATCATTCTCATGAAGACGCTGCATTATAATAATAATAGGCGTATTCCGACTGTTCACACGGTTACGGATGGTAGTTTCAAAACGCTGGTTAACCTTCTCCCTTTTCAAGTCGGAAAGAGCGTCTTCCGGTTTTATAGGGTCATCAATGACCACGGAACCGGCAAATTTCCCAGTAACGGAAATTCCTTCTATTTCGTCTCCTATATCATCAACCTCTCCGGCACCAAATCCGGTTATCTGTCCACCGGTAGATACTGCATATACTCCTCCTCCTGATGTGGTTACCCATTTCTTTTTACTATCGGAACCATCCTTTATCTGGACGTAAGGAAACAATTTGCGGTAGTCCTCGGATTTGACAATATCCCTTATCTCTTCGGAATTGTCATGAGCAAGGTCATCAGAATATGAAAGATGTATGAATTTGGAAGCCGGGTTTATGGCAAGCCCCTCGGATATGAAGTTCTTTACAGCAAGTTCAGTCTTCCCATAACGCGGAGCTATATTGATTATCAGTTTCTTTATCTTTCCAGCAATAACATTGTCAAGCGCATTGCATATTACCTCATGGTGCCTGTTCACAACAAATCTTCTTCCGGTTTTACTCTTGAAAAAGAACCTTGTATAATTGAGTGTACCGGATAGGCAGAATGCCCTGAGATATGTGTTACCATCAATCATAATCCTTTAATAAGTAGTTTGGCTTCCTCCACACTCATGGGTTTGGGAGTATTGACATTTATCTCCGAGGCGGCATCGAACCCAAGCATTTTACAAATTCGTTCAATAGCCTTAATCTTATCGTATAGTTCTATCTTCACATATTCAACGTCCACTATTTCTGGTTCATCTCTTGTACCAATATTCTTTTTAAGAGTCTTAGTTGATATACTTTTTATTGCGGATTTTTCTTTCTTGGAAAGCAGGTCAAATTCCTTGCGTTCAATCCAAGTATTGTGCATATCAGCTATGGTAGAGAATGCGATGCCAGATAATTCTTGCAAAATACGCTCTTTAGTTATGTCAGACTTCTCTTTTTGTTCCTCTTGCAATACCTTAACCCTTGCCGTAACCATGCCGTTGTTCATCAGTTCTATAGCTTTTCTATTGACCGTCTCATCTTTCATGTTCTCACACGAATAAGCACGACGATAGGCCTCGGAAGCATTACCGCTTTCAATGTAATAATTGCAGAAGTTTTCTTGCTTAACAGTTAAGGATTTTCCCATGTCTTTTCGTCAGGATTGGTAACGTACAACATCATACGCATTACAAAGTTACAAAAAATATGGTAAATGAAAAAGAGAAATGCTCATTAACGCTTCTCTCTTGCTGATTTCACTAATTATTCGCCAATATGTTCCTTCAACCGATATAACCGGTCAATCGCCGGATTATAGAACGGGTCCGGATAGTGCTGGTTGATGTCGCAGATGTTGGCGTGGACGTACATGGAAGTATCGATGATGTGTTCCGATTCGCTTAATGTCATTACCTTGGGCAATTGGGCTGTTTGTGCCCAATGGACGATAGCTTTCACGCTTTCCTCGTCGTATGAGTATTTACTTTCTTGTGCCATGGTTTGGTATTTTTGCGGCAAAGGTAATGATTATACCGAATACTTTTCTCCTCAACTCGTGTAGAATAAGAAAAAAATCGCTATCTTTGTGAAAAATAAAAAGTTATATGATTTCTGTTACGGGCTTTCTAATTTTACTAATCGTTATATTCGCACTTTTTGCTTTAATTGTATGGTTAGGAGTAAAATGGTGTATAGATAATGACATTACTCCGTTGGGGTGGCATTGGAAGGAGTGATATCTTTCTCTGTATTTCCTTTTAAATCTTTTTCTTCAGGTAAATTATATACAAAGTCATATCGTGTCAATATCAGGATGTTCTGTCCATTTTATAATTTTCAGATATTCTTTTTTAGTGTCATCTGGCAAATATTTTTCTTTGTCTTCCAAAATAGGTATGAGTGACATGAATTGGCTGATTATTGTATTTAGGGAATGTTTTTGCTTAGATTTTGCCTCCTCTTTTAATCCATCCAGACATCCCATTAATCTACCGTGTCGAGAGCTTACTATGAAATTTCCACTATTTGCATAAGTAAAATATGCCCTTACAGCACAATTCATATCATTGATCTGTTCGTTTAACTCCGATTTTACCAAGGCTATTTCTTTTTCAAAGTTCCTCTTCATTTCTGATATTTCCTTATTCATATTACTTTGTATTCTTTTTTCAAGTACAATGTAATTTACGGCTAAAAATAAAGCAAGCACTGTTACTAGAACAGCCAATACTCCAACCAATGCAGCCATCAAATCAATTTCCATTGGAACTGTCTTAACATAATACATTCCAATAGCACTACCTACGCAGATTATGGCGAAAATTCCACATATTGCAATAGCTAAATTCTTTCTCATAGTATTAATTTTAAAAATGGCGAATCCTCTATAAAGAAGTGTCCCCACCGGCATAGATACCGGAACCCGACTGACTACGGGTTACACTCCTTCATAGAGGATTCATGTTGTTTCTATTGTTTCGGGGACTGCAAATTTAATCAATTCCCGATAAAAAACAATCAATTGCCACACGAATAGGATATAAGTTCAAGGGCCCATCAAACGATTTTCATGGAAATTCATTTTGCTTTTATCTTCATTCTCTCATATACTGCCACTTGAGACCTATCCCTATTCTCTATCTTGAACTGCAACATGGAACGCTCCGGTATGTCTTCCGGCACATACTCATACAGTCGGGAGATGACCTCTTCTTTATTGTTGAATCCAATGTCTTCTATTTCATGCAGCATCTTCCCTTGAAAAAACAAGCTTCCCCGGACAAGATACTTAGGAGATATCCGCAATCCGCTATCCTCTGCCTGCTGCTCTCTATGTGATTTTTGGGTGGAAAAGAAAATAAGGTCTATTACCTTTTCATTCAATTCCCATGCTGGAGAAAAATCAATCTTGATATATCCACGTGTTATGTTATGTCCATTACTATGATTCATGGCAAATGCCACATCGGATATGGACGCACCGCAATCATTCTGTGCAATTGTCCCCCAGGTATGTCGGAAGGTGTACACGCAATACTGATTAGGCTTAGATATATTCATATTCTCACATATTTTTTTTATCCCAATATTGACATTAGCACTAAAACTGTCAGAAGTAGTATGCCTCTTGTAGAATGAGAACAGATGCCCATCGGTATCTTCTGCAAGGTATTTGTTTATTATTGGCTTCAATATAGCAGGAACCCTCATTTCCATATACGCTCCGTCCGTACGTGACTTTTTTGTCTTTGCCCTCTGGTACTTCAATATTCCGTCTTCATAATTTTCCTTTCTCATCTCATACAAATCAACGGTATTTATTCCAGCGAGACATAGTACCATCATGGCTACATCTCGCCCAAGTTCTGGAAGAGAATCCTTCATCTTGCTTTCGGGGAGTGGTGACGAAAAGAAGACCCGGCATTCTTCCGGTGTAATTGCACGTTTTTCCGGCTTATCCGCTGCCGGAATCTTCACTTTCAGCCACGGATTAGTCTTTATTATAATGATACCTCTGTCATAATCATTATAATCCAATACTGCTTGCTTGAAAATCTGCCTAATACATATAGGATACATTTCCTTTGCCCTCGCAGTTTCAGAGAGCGACTTAATCCATCCGTCTATAAAATTTGTTGTGAATCTAGAGAACATCAGCTTATTGGTTCCAGCATAGCGTTCAAGATGCTGATAAGCCAATTCGTAATTTCTTGCATTCCTCTTTTGTCCACGTCTAGCCATATCAAAAGTATATTCACGAGCGTATTGAGAGAAGCACATATCTTCACCCTTATTCAAGTAAGATACGATATCATGAACTGTCATACCGGATATATCTACTTTGTTAAGCCGTTCTATATAATCAGCTATTCTATTAACACAGAATTTCATGACAAAAGCATCCCTTATATTGCCATTCGTATCTATACCTTTTGAATTAACGAATTTATCCGTTTTTATATACATACTCTTTTTCAGATGTGTGACACGTATATACACTTGATAGAATCCATCTTTACGCTGTTTCTGCACACAAGTTTTAAATGTAGCCAT